GATAAGTAAAAATTTAAAACCGAGTTTATGATAGAAATTAACGAATTAAGATATAGAAATTGGGAATTTTAAACGGCAAAGTGTGTGATAAGGAAAATTAAACTCCTCGCATAATTTTTTAAGATTACCTCGTGTTATTGGTTCTTCTGTATAGTTTAACAAAACTATTATTGATTGTCTTTGCATTACTTAAATTTATAAACATAAATTGTATCTATTTTTTTACCATCTGTTTCTAATTTAATTTCAGGCTGAACAATAATTTTACTTTCATAAATTTGCTCTCCTGATTTATCGTAAAAAATATAAATACTAAAACCAATAAAAGAAACAACACCAAGTATTGCAATAATAAATAAACCTGCTAAAATCTGACCTAATGAATCCATAATTAATAATTTTATAATAAGTGAGCGTTTGAGTTATCAAATAAATGTGATGCTGTTTTTACTTTTGTTTCTGTAAAATTTGAAACATCAAAAATTGTTTCTATACTTCTGTTTAATCTTCGATTTTCTTCAAAATTTTCTACTTCTAAATGTGAAATATCAATTATATATATTTCACCTTTTTTATGAACGCAATAATCAAAATCCCATCTTAATTTTCGCATTAAAGTAAAACAGCTTTCATAATGAGAAACACCTATATACATTCTATTGTCATTTCTTGAAATTATAGCTTTAATTCCAAAGTTTTCTGATATTTCTAATTCTAATTGCTCGTTATTTAATTTAAGAGCTTTTTGATAATTTCTTATAATTTCAGACATGTTTTTAAAAGTTTAAAAGTTTTTCTTCTGCATAAAAATCTTGTTTATCTGAACCTTGCATGTATAAATAAATATCATCAGTTTTTACAGAAGCGATATGTTCTCCTTTTTCGTAAATCCCACAAGTCCCTTTAGCAAGAATGTTGTAAATTTTTGATTTTTTTTCTGATTTAAAAATTACTGTTATCATTTTGTTTTGTTTTAGTTGTTACTTCTTTTACAAATATACGACTAATTTTGATACTACAAAATAAAAATACTATTATTTTTAAAATATTTGTAAAAAATATAATAAACAGCGGTTAACAAGTGTTTTGCTCAATTGTGCCGAAAGTAGTTTGCGGTTAGGCACAACTGAAGCAAAGCACTCGGACGTTATAGGCAATAGGGCAGACGTTCTTCGTTTCAACATTTCGTTTTAAAAAATTAAAATAAAAAAAGCCCACGCTCTTCTTTTTTTGCAAAACCGTTTGGTTTAAATTCAGTTCCATTTATTCTGTTTTGTGCTATATTAAAATATTGTTCATTCATTTCAATTCCTATAAAATCCCTATTTGTGTTTTTACAAGCTACACCAGTGCTTCCGCTTCCCATTGTCAAATCCACTACTAAATCATTTTCATTGCTGAAAGTCTTTATCAAATCTTCAAGCAATAAAACAGGTTTTTGAGTAGGATGGTAGCCGTTATAGTCCTTTTTGTATTTCAGTATGTTGCTTTTGTATTTGTTGCCTTCCCAAAGATTAAAAGTGCTTGGATATTGCTCATTCATTTGCCTTAATAGTTCCGTTCTATATTCAGTGTCTATTTGCTTTAATTCCACAAAGTTTTTAAAACATCCTATTTTATCAATTTCAAATACTTCAATCAATTCTAAGTATGTTTTTTCTGTACACAATCCGTATTGAGTGCTATCAATGTAAAATGTATGTTCGGCTCTCCTGTGTCCTAATTTATTGTTTATCTGCTTTAAATTAAGTCCTATAAAATCCATTATAACTTTAAAATAAGGTCTTAATGGATGCACTCCTTCAAAGTCGTGTTTTTGGTGGTTCTTACTAAATAACAAAATATCTTCATAAAAACTAACCATTGCTTTATTTACTCCAAGCCCGTTTGCAAAATCATTTTTCTCCCAAACTGCACGATAAGAAAATGGAACATTCGGTATTGCTTCTGTAATCATTCGGCTTGTGTATGGCTCTTGTGAAAACAATATCATTTTCCCATTCTTTCTCAATATTCGGTTTGCTATCTCATAAATGCTTTTTGGTTCAATAGCTTTATCCCAAGTTTCAGCAGTATTTAAAACCTTATAATTTCCTGCACTCTCTTTCATTTTTACTACTCCATAAGGCAAATCAGTCAATATTAAATCAACTGTTCCACTTTCAATTTTATCGCTTTCAATTAAGCAATCTCCTTTATACAATATATTTTTCCCCACGCTTTTTTTTATTTTAATTTTTTCTTTAGTGCTTCGATTAAACATTCTGCTTAAAATCCCTACTGCCTATAACAGCGGTTTTGTGCTATTTGCACCATTAACATTTGTGGTAACTTGAAGCATTGTGCAAGTGGCAAACAGACACAAAGCCGCAAAACTTTAAATCTCCTCAAAAACTTTAACTTCTATTTGTCGTATTTCTTCATCGGCTAACAACTGCAAATCAATAGCTTTTTCGAATCGTTCTTTGTGTTCAGTAGGTATAGTCCCATTCTCTGTAAAATAACCCTGTAAAGAACTTCTTTTTATACACATCTTAGCTCCTAATTTTTCAAGAAACTTCATTCTGTTCGATATTTTTTTATACTTTTCTTTCATTGTTTAATTTCAATTTTTATAATTTATTTTTAATTTCTTCTTTTGTCATTTGTTTTGGTTGGATAATTTCAGCCCAGATGCCGTTGTTGAACAATTCAGTTGTTGGTTTTCTACCATTCCACCCGTATAATATTCCTTTGTACATTCCGCCGAAATGATATTTGTATTTTTCAAAAGGCTTGTTGTTTTTCTCAAACGCTTTTACCAAAGCGGTTTCTACTTCTTCTTTGGTGGCTGTAATTAAATCCTCTTTCATCCAAAAAACTTTATCTCCTTTTTTTAAATGTGACCATTCGCCATGCCCATCTATTCCATATCCAAAACAAAATAAATAACTTCCTTGTTTCTCTAATTCAGTAACGTATACCAATAGTTTCTTATGTTTTGTCGATTTATACCACTTACCAACCTCTAATTTAGTTTCAAACACTTCAGGAAATAATTCTCTAACTGTTGTTTCTTGTTTGTCTAATGCGACGATTTGTTTCTTTGTGATTTTCATAATTTAATTGTTTTTATTTTTTAGTCATAACTAATTTTCAATAGCGTAAATCTTATCCTCAAGTTTATCTACTTCTTCCGCCTCTGAAATTCCCCAATATCTTAAAGTGTCATTTGACTTTCGCAATTCTTCAAGTTTTTCTTCAAAATCCCAAAGTATATTTTCAATATCTGAAATAATATCTTTAAGCTCATCAATATCATCTATTTTTTGATAGTTTATAATAAGTTTCATTATTTCATTTTGTCCTTTAATTAGTTTATCTATATCTGGACAAGTATGTTTTATTGGTTCTCTGTAGTGCTTACCCATAATTATTAAAATTTTATAAGGCAAATATACGACTATTTTACAAACTAACAAATTTGTATAGTTATTTATATTTATTCTAAATTACTATATTACATACTTATAAATTTGTATATATGAAAATAACTTGTATCTTTGCTGAAATTAAAACATAGAAATTATGAAAAAACAAAAATACACAGTTACATTTGTAGAAGGAGAAAATCTTACTATTTATGCAGATAGTCCAAAGCAAGCTCTTTTTTTGGCTTCAGCTCGTAAAATTGAAAACGGACAACCTTATGGTGTAGATTCTGTATTTGAAGAAGATACAAAACGATTCTTTGTAACTAAAAAAGAAAACTTACAAGGCTTATTAAAACAAGTATAAAAAAATAAAATAAGCTATGAGCAACTACCCACTCGGTGCTGAACACGATTCAAACGCACCATACAACAAAAAAGAATTACAAGGAGAAACTATCGGACTTTTTGAGTATTTAGAAAATTTAGAAATGCCCTACGAAGTTCGTGTTGAATTAAATTATTTTATTATGAATCACCAACTTGCATTAATGATGACAAATGGTAATAACGATAAATTTATACTTACATTAAATAGGCTATTAAATGAACCTCAAATATTTATAGAAGAATGAACGCAACAATAATAACTCCAGAAGATTTAGCTAAAATTAAAAAGCTATTACAACAAGCAGACGATGCGATTATTCAAAATGTTTACGCAAAATTAAAAATAAAAGAAGTACAAAAAATATTAAAATTATAAATTATGGAATTTTTAGGAACAAAAGGGAAATGGAAATCAACAATATTAAAAAATCGTACTTTTGGGATTGCTTTAGAATCAAACATTGACGATGTTGTTTGCGAAGCTCCAAGTCTTATAAATGGTTTAAAAAATTGGGAAGCAAACGCCTTACTAATATCAAAAGCACCTGAAATGCTTGAAATGTTGAAAGATATGAAAGATTATTTAGGAAGTGATAAAAGAAAAAAAGTAGAAAAACTAATTAAAGAAGCAACAGAATTATGAAACAGACAGCAGTAGAATGGTTAGCAAGTGAATTAAAAAATCATTGTGACATACATTATAAAAAATAACATTATGAAACTATTAAGAAAAGCAGTAACATTTAGAAGTTGGTTAAACAAGCTTTTAAGAAGACCACAATGGGTAAGATTTGAGACAACGGAAACAGGTATTTTAATTGAAATGCAAAAGTATAAAAACAAAACAATAATTAAAGTTTATTAGTATGAAATAACCCAATAACCAAACACGCAAGGATTAATATTAATTTGTTAGTTAGATTTTATATTACCTTGCAAACCACCTACCGAAGTATAGTAAGTAGGTGTTAATTTTAAAACTTAAATTATGGCAAAACCGCTAAACGAATTACTAAAATTCAGTCCTAAAAAAATAAGAGTAATTGATTTTTATCTTACTCACAAAAATAATAATTGTGTAGAAATTGCGAGTATGATGGGTGTTTCTTATTGGTTCGTAAATTATGCAGTTAACGAATGGTTCGAGAATGATAAAACTATAACCGTAGCATCGAAATTATGAGCAAACTATCTAAACGCAAAACAATAGTAGAAATAGGTAAACGATGTCCTACTAATTATGAAATAATTAAAAACAATCGGGAACAAGCTATACAGGTAGCTATGAAATGCGACCCGAAATTAAAACAACCAATTAAATACGATTTGAAGAGATGAAATCACACAAACTCGCAATGAAAATTTGCAAAATATTTATTGAATCTGACTTGTCAATTTCTGACCAATTAAAAGTGATTGAATCAGTAAAAGAACGCTTAAAATTTTGCAAAGAAACTGGACAAAAAATGTCGCAACTTTCTTTAGACTTAATATAAATAGCAACATTACTTGTTTTGTATTACTAAATTTAGTAACTTTACACAATAATTAAAACTTAAAAATATGAAAAAATTTGAAACATTTAAAAAAGAAATCTTAAAAAGAGCTAAAAACTCTAAAGCTTGTTCAGAACAATATAAAAGAGCTTGTGATTCTGAAAACTTTAGCGAATTATTAAAAGTTATTACTGATAACTTTAATTATAGTTGTGAAAATAAAATAATAGATTGTCAATTACTTGTTCATATTTAATATTTAATGATGTTGAAGTGTAGTAAACATTTAAATTATCTAATAAATCAATTCCATCAATAATACTCCCACTTTTTTTTACTATTCCTATAGCATTATCCCACCCATTCTCACGTAATGCCAATATTTTTAAAGGTCTATTATTATCACAAATAATGTCTTTATCATATGGAATATTTAATTTTTGGAAAAGCCAAGTAACAAAACCCTCACTTCTATCTTTAATTAAATTTCTTTCTTGTGGTGTTATTTTCTTTTTCCACTCATCCTCACTATCATAGTTTAATTCATGTAAATATAGATTTCCATCATAATATTTAGCTTCAACTATTCCAAATTTATCAACTTTACCCCAGTCAACACCATAAAGCAATGTATTGGTTTCTAATCGTAAATACTCAAAATAATCTATTTCA